AGGGCAAACTTTTAGAAGCCCGTCAAAACGACTACAAGGACGAAATCGTTTTGGCGATTCTCACACTGCCCATAATTGTACTGGCCTGGTCGGTTTGGACAGAGGATCCGGAAGCTATGAAGAAAATAGAGATCTTTTTCGAGTATTTCTCGAATTTGCCAAAATGGTTTACAAATTTATGGATTCTTGTCGTGGCGAGCGTTTTTGGGATTAAGGGAACTCAGATCTTCAGGAATGGTAAAAAATAAAGTAGACAATGAATATTAAAATCAATATAAAATAACTAAGGAGAAAATATGAGAAATGATTTTGGATCAAGACCTTACAGTTCTAGATTCCCATACAAAAAAGGTGGATCTGCTAAGAAGAAAAAAAAGCAGGGCTACAAAGATAGAGAAGATGAATCTCTAGGTATGAGAACTGGAAAAGAATCCACTAAGAAACAATCTATGAAAGCTCGTAGAGATGAGTCTTATGGAAAATGGGGCAAAAGAAAATCTGGTAAAATTAACAAGTAGGTTTTATGGGCATAATTAAAGCTATAAAAGGTGTTGGTAAAGCTTATCTAAGAAATAAAGAATCTAAAAAAGCATTTAATGAAGTTTCAGGGTTGCAACACCCTGTTATTTCAAAGATTAAACCAGCAAAGAATTTAACAAACAGAAGAAAAACTTTTAAAGAGCTCACTGAAGCTGTTGATAAACAGTATCAAAAATCTGGAGTGCCAATAACAACTAAAGGTACCAAAATTAAAAGAGACGCTGTTATAAAAGGTTCTAAAATTCATGACAAGTGGGATAAAGCTATTTCAAAGCGAAATAAAAATTTAAAAGACACTAAAACTTTATTAAAAGGTGCTGGAGCAACAGCTACTGCAGGAGCGGGTGCTGCTGGAGTTAGTTTACATAATAAGAAAAAATAATGAACCGTTATACTAGAGCAAACCCATTGGCATCAGTTTCCGGATATGGTGTTCCTGCAGGACATTTTCCTAATGGTTATACTAATGGTGGGGATAGAATTGGTCTGAAAAAAGGTGGTTGGATTCAAGACGTTAATAAATCAATCGAGAAACGTGGAACTAAAGGAAAGTGTACGCCTATTACTAAGCCAGGTTGTACAGGAAGAGCAAAAGCTCTAGCTAAAACATTTAAAAAAATGGCTAAGAAAAGAAAAGGTTAATGAATATATTTAAAAAAATATGGAATTTTCTATTTGAAAAAAAAGAAGAACCAATGGTTCTAGAAGAATCCCCTGTAGAAGAAGAAAAAAAAGAATCAATAGTTACACATTGTGTAAATCATCTAAGATTTAGAAAGAATTGTCCTGACTGCTTAAGAGCAGTAGGTGTTATATAATGGATTTAGAAAACGTAATTTATAAACTCCGAAGAGCATTAGATAGTAGAATACAACAACTAGCAATCTCTGTAACGTCCGGAGGGGTTGACAATATGGAAACATATAAGTATATTATCGGACAAATAAACGCCCTAGAGGCAACTAAACAGGAACTCTCTAACCTGCTAGATAGTAAGGAGCAAAATGAATCAAAAAGTACAGTCATCAATATCAACGGCGCAAAGCCCAAAGATAATCACACCAAATAAAAAATTAGTTGGATTACCAAAATCCGAACCTAAAAAAGAAGTTACCAATCAAAAAGAAAAACTTCCACAACCTACTGGTTGGAGAATTTTAGTTTTACCATTTAAAATGAATGAGAAAACTAAAGGGGGAGTAATTATAAATGAATCAACATTAGAACGTCAACAAGTTGCATCACAATGCGGAAACGTATTAGCGATGGGATCAGAATGTTATAAGGATAAAGAGAGATATCCATCAGGTCCGTGGTGCAAGGTTGGTGATTGGGTGGTCTTCGCGCGTTATTCGGGATCACGAATCAATATTGAAGGTGGAGAAGTTAGGTTGTTAAATGAAGATGAAATTTTAGCAACTGTCAAGGATCCAGAAGATCTCTTGCATAAATACTAAACATAGAAAAGGAGAAAACTATGCCAGACGAAGAAAAGAAAAAACCTTTAGATAAAATGGTTGAACTAGATACATCAGGCCCAGAGGTCGATGTAACTATTGAAGAACCAAAAAGTGAAGAGGTTATTGAAACAAAAGAAGAAGAACCAAAGATCCAGGAAGTAGAAAAAGAAGAAAAAGAAGAATCAGTAAAAGAAGAAACAAAAAAAGAAGATGATTCTAAATTAGAGGATTATAGTAAAGGAGTTCAATCTCGTATTGCTAAACTTACTCGTAAGATGAGAGAAGCAGAACGTAGAGAAGAGGCTGCTGTACAATATGCTCAAGCTTTAGAAAATAAAAGAAAAATTGATCAGGAAAGATTTGAAAAAGTTGATGCTGATTATAATAAAAGATTTGAGGAAAGTGTTAAAACTGGAATGGATTCTGCGCAAAAAGATCTTGCGCGAGCTATTGAAAGTGGCGATGCTGAAGCTCAAGTCCAAGCAAACAAACGTATAGCAGAGCTTGCGTTTGATAATGCTAAACTAAAACAACGACAGACTGAACAGGCAGAGAAACCTGTTCAACTTTCTGACGGTGGACAATTACCAAAACAGGCTCCACAATCATTACCTCAAGCTGATCCTATGGCTGAAGATTGGGCTGGTAAAAATAAATGGTTCGGAACTAACCGAGCTATGACTTTTACTGCGTTTGAGATTCACAAAGATCTAGTGGAAAAAGAAGGTTATGATCCTAAATCAAATGAATATTATACGGAAATAGATAAAAGAATACGTGTTGACTTTCCGCATAAATTTGATACTAGTGGAGATATACAAACGACTAGACCCGTTCAGTCGGTGGCTTCTGTGAATAGAAGTGCAAAAACTGGTCGCAAACAAATGAGGCTCACATCGTCTCAAGTAGCAATAGCTAAAAAATTAGGTGTGCCACTCGAAGAATATGCAAAACAATTAAAACTCACGAAGGAGGCGTAAGCATATGAAAAAAGATAAAATAACTTCTCGTGCGGCAAATACTCGGACAAAGACTGAACGTCCAAAAGAGTACAAGCCCCCATCCTCTCTGGATGCACCACCGGCGCCTAATGGCTTTAGGCATAGATGGATAAGAGCGGAATCCATGGGATTCCTCGACAGTAAAAATATTTACGGTCGACTTAGAGAAGGATATGAATTAGTGAGAGCTGATGAATATTCTGATAAGGATTATCCTGTTATTGCTGAAGGCAAGTACGCTGGAGTGATTGGAGTAGGAGGCCTATTGTTGGCTAGGATACCCGAAGAACTCGCGAAGCAAAGAGTTGACTATCAGAAAAAACTTACTGAAGGTCAGGACGAAGCAGTTGAAACCGACTTACTTAGGGAACAACATAAGAGTATGCCGATCGATGTTGATCGACAGTCTCGTGTAACCTTCGGTGGTACAAAGAAAAGTTAATTTTTTAACTATTCTCGGGATAACAACCAATTCCCTACTATCGATTTAAATTAACCTGTTTATAGGAAACTATAAACTTTAAGGAGTAAAACTATGGCAAACGCAGCAGAAGCTGGTATGGGTCTAAACCCCTCTAGTATGCTTGGAAATACTCCTGCACCGCAAGGTCAATCTGCTTATAAGATTGACGCTGCATACGGAACCGCTATTTATAATGGCGCTCCCGTTATCAGTGCTGCAGGATATATGACCGAAGGTACTAATGTAACTACTGGCACAGCCTCACAATGTGGGGTCCTGAATGGTGTGTTCTATAACGCGGCTACAACTTTGAAGCCAACTTGGGACAATTACTATGCAGGAAGTATAACTCCAGCTAATAGCGAAGATATCACAGCGTTCATTATTGATGCGCCGTGGCAGAACTACGAAATCTTTTCAGATGCAGCAATCACTCAAGCAAAGTTTATGCAAACTTTCAACTTGAATGCAGCTGCTGGTAGTACTACTACAGGTAAATCATCTAATACGTTAGATATTGGTAGCGAACACGCAACTAACTACTCATGGAGAGTTTTAAGGGTCGCTGACGATCCTGAAAATAACGACATAACTGCACCTTATTGCAAACTTGTTGTTGTTGCTAACTTGAATGAGTTTAAAGATAGCGCGTAGGAATAGGAGCATAGAACATGGCAATATCAAGAGCACAGCTAGTTAAAGAACTAGAACCAGGTCTGAATGCACTATTCGGTCTGGAGTACAAACGGTATGACAATGAGTCAGCCGAGGTATACGTAACTGAGTCAAGTGACAGAGCTTTCGAAGAGGAAGTAATGTTATCTGGATTCGGAAACGCAAACGTAAAAGCAGAAGGTCAAGGCATTTCATACGATGAAGCGCAAGAGACTTACACTGCACGTTACACAATGGAAACGATCGCGCTAGCTTTCGCAATCACAGAAGAAGCTATCGAAGATAATCTCTACGATAGATTAGCTTCTAGATATACAAAAGCACTAGCAAGATCTC